AAATATTCAGATAGAAATTGGGAAAAGGCTAATAGTGAATCTGAAATGTTAGACTTTAAAAGATCTGCGTGGAGACATTTTATTAAATGGTATTTAGGAATGTTGGATGAAGATCATGCGTCAGGAGTATTTTTTAATATAATGGGATATGAAACAACTAAACATAAATTAAATGGCAATAAAGGACAAAGCACTGAAGAGCAGTTACAAATCGAATTCAAAGAAGACAGGAAAGCACAATAAAAAAGATAGTATAAACAAACATAGTAAGAATTACGTTAAAAAATATATTGGTCAAGGCAGATGATGTATTCTGTATATATATTAACTAGTCCATCTGGTAAGAAATATGTAGGACAGACAAATAATGTTCATAATAGGTTTATTTTTTATAAAAACTTAATATGTAAATATCAGAAAAAGTTATATAATGCTCTAACTAAATATGGTTGGGATAATTTTACAAAAGAAATATATTGTGAATGCTCTTCTAGAGAAGAAGCCTTATTAGAAGAAATGAAGCTTATAAAGAAATATGATTGTTTTAATAATGGATATAATTCTTCTATAGGTGGGGAGTATACAAAACAAAAATACTATACTGAAGAAGAAAAAATTATTGGAAAACGATTTGTGGCAAGGGAATATGCTCGTAAATACAGATTAGAAAAAAAGGAAAAACACGAAAAGTATATTTTAGAATATAATCATCGAGAAGAAGTAATAGCCAGACATAAAAGAATATATGAATTAAAAAAAGAAATTATTAAAGAAAGAAGAAAAAATAGACGGCTTAGTAATTTAGAAGAAGATAGAAGAAAAGAGAGAGATTACTATAATAAAAATAAAGAAAAGATTGCTAAAAGAAAAAGAGAATATTATCATAGTAAAAAACAAGTAAACAAGGAAGATAATGGAAAAAGTTAAAGATTTAAAAAAAGGAATTTTACCACCTGGATATATTTTAGCAGAGATAATTAAACCTAAAACTAAACTTGTTATAGTACCCAATGGGTCAGATACTCCTGATGCGTATATGAGGGTTATTTCTGTACACAAATCAATTGAGGATATAAAAGAAGGAGATCTTCTTATTAAGGTGGCAGGTCCTATTTATGGATGGCCTATAAAGCAACCTGATGGAAAAGAAAAGGAATTTTGTATGGTTTCTAGAGGATCTGTGCAATTTGCAGTAACCCCAGATAACTTTATAGATCCTGATGATATAAAAGTAAAATTGACTTTGTAACTCAAGTTTAGCCTCTGTAGTAGTAACGGTTAGCTAATCTGTTTTGTAATCAGAAGGTGTGGGTTCGATTCCTACCAGAGGCTCTAAAAAATAAACATGGAAAGAGGTATTTATCAAGTAGGAAAATTTTTAGGAGTACAAAAAAATTATTATATTGAATACGAAACAGGTGAATATTATGTTGTTAAAATAGCTGTTCCAGGAGAAGCAGAAGTTGAAAACATAACAGTAGTTATGAGTAATAATACACTAAAGATAAGATATCCAGGTAATATATTTACAGAAGAGTTTTATTATTATTACAGAGTACCTGGTTCTTTTATAAAGGATGAGACATTTGCAGAACTTGAAGATGGAGTACTTTCTGTAAAAATTAAGAAGAAATTTGCATAATTAAAAACAATTTATTATATTTGCATCATGAAATACTATGAATATGGAGTATCGCCAATAAAAGAGGCGAGTGTTTTAGAAGAGGGAGAACTTTATGTTACATCTGAAGGCGACATTATGGAGTATAATGGAGAAGGATTTAGCGCTATAGCTATGTCGCCACTAGTACCAGTACAGGGCAATACTGTAGAAAATCTTACAGATATACAGTTAGCTCTGTATTGGGTGCTATGTAAAAATAGTCTTAATAATAAATATAACTATTATGTTTGAAATAACGAGAGAAAATAGTTTGACTTTTAAATTATCAAACGGTGGAGAATTTCCTGCACTTGATGTTTTTTTAAGTGTTATGGATAAGGTAAACAAAGAAGCAGAAAAAAAAGGTTTTAATAATAAATATTCTGCTAATGAAAAATATTTTATAAGAAATTTTGTAAGGGAGATTAAAAATGAAGCTAACGGTAGAAACGACTGAGAGGAAGTTTTTTAGGCAATTGTTAGAGATATTGTCTAGTATTCCTCCATTAAATAAACTTAGGCCTAAAGAGTTAGATTTATTAGCTATTCTTATGTATTATAACAATGTATACAAAGATTTAGATCCGTTACTCAGACAAAGGTTGCTTAACAGTAAAGTTACCAAAAAAGAGATAAGAGATACTACTGGTATGAATGAAAACGTATTTAATACTAACTTGTTTATACTTAGAAAGAATAATCTAATAAGTAAGTCTGGAGAACTTATTAATGCATTACAAGTATTTCCAAAAGATAGTTTTAAAATTGAGTTTCAATTCAATATAGAAAAAAATGGCTGAGTTATATTTTTTTGATGAATACGAAGATGAGAATAATGATATATCAATCCCTGAAGAACTTGATGTGAAAAGAGTAGCTTTGTATATAATGGATTCTAGTGGAGATATTGAAGATATTATAACAGATTTAGATGATATTAAAAAATACATAGACAGATTATATGAGAAGTATCCCTCTGCAGATTAGAAACATATTAAAGGAAGTGGCTGAAGAATTAGGTGAACCATATATAGTTGTGGAAGATGTATATTATCACGAATTTGAATTTCTAAAAGATTGTATGGAGAGAACACAAAAAGGTGCTGATTATTCTGAATATGAAAATATATTACTTAAGCACTTGGGTACTTTTTATGCAAGCAAAGGGAGAATAAATTATATGGTGAGAAGGTTTAATAAAAATAAAGAAGATGGTGGATCTTGATAGGTGGAATGGTTATGAAAACTTTTGGGAATGCTTTCCACAGTTTTTAGTTATAGAAGAGTTCAGAGAATTCAGAAACAAAGATAAAAGTGCTAAAAAAGAATTTTCTTCATCTATTATGTGGGCTATAGGTTTTTGTATAAGGAGAGAGTCTGTAATGTATAATCTTCCTAATAAATGGGAATTGGCTGCTAAAGATATTGTTAAAAAGGAAATAGATTGGGATAAATATGATAGTATTGTAAATCTGTTCAAGAATGTGTCAATGACACAAGCAGAAAGATCATTGTTGGCATGGGAAGAACTTATGGGGAAAAGAGACAAATACCTTAAAAATCAAGACTATTACTTTGATCAATATGCTGTTGATAAAAATGGAAATAACATATTAAGTAAAACTGGGCAGGAGGTTACAATAAAAGGAACTGCAGAACAATTAGATAGAGCATTTGGAGTAACTCCAAAAATGTATTCTGACTTCTTCAAAATAAAGAAGGAAATAGAAGAAGATGATATTAAGAGAGGAAAAGGAAATAAACCAAAATCAATAAGTGAAACGAATGAAGTCTAAAGAATTAAATGATATACGAGTAAACAAATTTATAGATTCTCTTAAAAGGGATATTAAAACATTAACGTTTGAACAAGAAGACAAGGAAGGTAAACATTTTGTTACAATGAGAATTGGCAAATTTTTCTTTAGAAAAGAAGTAGATGATGATTATGAAACTTCCGTTAAAAAATTATTTGAAGATTTTATGACTAATACCTCTTATTACTATATTAGGAACTTTTGGGAGTTATGATTAACAATGATAATTTTATAATAAAAGAAATACCTAAATTTCATGCTATTTCTCAAAGATATGATAGAGTAGCTTTCTGGAGAGAGCAGAAAAAAAATGTAATAGAAGGGTACTGGTCATCTGGAAAATGGATGCCTGGTACTCTTTATTATTATGTTAATTTTCATACTATTAGATTTGAAGATGTTGGATCAGCCTCTAGAAAAATAGGTAAGCCTTGGCTTAGAGATATAGAATGGGATAAGGCGTATGTATATGAGGAGGCTATGGGATTTTCTGGTTTTTCTGGAGACACAAAGTATACTTGTGATAGAAGATATGGCCCAGAAAGAGAAAAGGCATTGACTTATGGTTGGATCACAGAAGAAGAGTTAAAAAGAAGAGAATATATAAACGCTAGAGAATATCTTAGAAAATTACATTCTTCTAATTTAGGTAAACCTTTATATAACAATCAGGCTAAGAATGTGTTAGATCTTGAAGCTCGTGGGGGAGGAAAAAGTTATTGGTCTAGTGCTCTGATTCTACATAATTTCCTTTTTGATGGAGCATATGATTATGAAACATATTTAGAGAATAAAAGAAATAATTCTCCGCTTACTTCAGATACTGTAGTAGGTGCTATAGAAAGTAAATACTCAGATGATTTATTAAAAAAAGTAAAATTAGCTATAGAACATCTTCCAGATAAACAGATAATAAATGGGGAAATATTTCCATCTCCTCTGCATGTTAGTTATAGTGGTTCTTTAGCTTCAGGTAAAACACTTACATCTTATTTAGGATCTGTTATAAATCATAGAACATTTGCTGATGATCCTCTTGCAGCTAACGGTACTCGCCCTAATAGAGCGTTTCTGGAAGAAGTAGGTTTTATGAATAATATAGTAGAAGTACTTGGTGCTCTTGAAAGTACACAAGCTTCTGCTGACTATAAGAATCTTGTTATATATATGCTGGGTACTGGTGGTCTCAGTACTCATGGCGCCGTTACTCATACAAAAGAAATATTTAATAACCCTGAAGAATTTAACTGTCTTGCTTTTGAAGATACCTGGGAAAATAAAGGGAAAATAGGATATTTTCTTCCTGGTACTCATACTATTAACAAGTTTAAAAAAGGACCAAATATGTTGACAGATGAGGATAAAGCTAAGATGTATATAGAAGAAGAAATAGAAAAAGCCAAGAACTCAGGAAACAGAAGGAAATATATGGCAGCTATAATAAATATGCCTTTAAAACCCTCTGATATATTTCTTACTACTGAAGGTAATTTCTTCCCTATAGAAGATTTGAGAGAAAGATTAGGAGAAGTAGAAGGAAATAAGAAATTACTAGAAGCTTCTTGGAAGGTGCAATTTCATATAAAAGATGGAAAAGTAGACTGGTCGTTATCTCCAAAATCTGTGCTTAGAGAGTTTCCACACAGAAGAGGAGATATACTAGATACTGCTATAGAAATATGGGAGCTTCCTAAAATGGATGCTTCTCAGAAACCTCCGTTTGGTAGATATCTTGCTTCTCTTGACCCGGTAGATAATGATGGTGGAGATGATGTAGATCACTCACTAATGTCTGGTTTTATATTAGATAGTTGGACAGATAAAATAGTTGTAGAATATACAGGTAGAACTAAACTAGCAGAAGAGTTTTATGAACAATGGAGGAGATGTTTGCTTTATTATAATGCTATATGTAATTATGAAAGAAACTTAAAGGGATTCTATTCACATATGAAAAACTCTAACTCCTTACATCTTCTTGCCGATGAACCAGAAATACTTAGAGAAAAGGGTTTATCAAAAGGGGCAGGAACTGGAAATCAGCTTAAAGGAGTACATTTAACAGTCCCTATTATAAATTGGGGTATAGAACTTATCCTTTCTTGGCTTAATTTGAAAGCGTATGTTGGAAATGAAGATGAGGAAGATATAACTACTAATTTACAGACTATAAAAAATCCAGCTCTTCTTCAAGAATTAATAGCTTATAATAGTGAAATAAATGCTGATAGGGTTGCCTCAATGATACATTTAATGGTATTGAGGGAAGATAGATACAATATTTCGAAGAATTCAGTTAATAAAAGTATTCAGACAGTTACATCTAGTAAGTTTTGGGATAAGGCTTATAAAGCATCTGGGTTGACTTCTAAAACCAAATTTTATATTTCTAATAAGTAAAGTATATAGAAAATTCTTTTTATGCTCTAATAATTAGCATATATCAAAGAATATTTATATGTTTGCAAAAATTTTTATAATATGGATATATTAGGGTCTTATAATCAAATATATTTTCCAGCACAAAAACTAGCCAATTCAAAAAAGAATGAAGAGTGGTTTAAGAGATGTGTTGATGCTGGAGAATCTATGCTCTATTATAGGAATGGATTAAATAGAGAAAAACAAACAGAGATACAGAGGAACTACAACATTTATAATGGTAGTGCTATTCCTGAAGATATGGAAAAAGTATTCAATCCTATGGATATAGAGGGTGTTACATTTCCATCAGAGGCTAAAAATTATCCTATTTCTGCTCCAAAGATTGATTTGATAGTTGGGGAAGAATATTTGAGAAAGGATAATTTTATAATTAGAAGCATCAATGAATCTGCTGTTTCTAGTAAACAGGAACAGATGATGACGATGATAATGGATTTGGTGCAGCAAGAAATTACAAATAGTAATTATTCTGAAGAAGAAGCTGCAATAAAAATTCAGAAATTAGGTAAATATATGAAGTATAGTTGGAAAGACTATGCTGAATTAGCTACATCTAGACTACTTCATTATATTTATAAAGAGCAGAATTTAAAGAAGAAATTTAATGAAGGAATGCAAGACCTTCTTGTTTCTTCAAGAGAAATATACAGAGTGGATGAAGTATCAGGCGATGTTATTGTGGAAAAGGTAGATCCTAGAACAATATATTTTCTTGGGCTTACTAAAGATTTTAAAGTAGAAGACTCTGATATAATTATACAGATTCAATATCTTCCTATAGGTAAGGTAATAGATGAATTCTATGAATATCTTAAAACTGAAGATATAGCTTATCTTGAAGGCGGTATAGCAGATAAACAAGGTAACTCTGTGTTAAATTACGCATATGTTAATCCTAGAATGTATTATCCTCTGTCTGTATCTGAACAAGATCCTAGATTAATAGAAGTGGAAGATGGTTTTACTAACTATGGTTTTGTTGGGCCATTCGATTCAAAAGGAAATGTTAGGGTAGTAAGAATTAGATGGAGAGGTAGGAGAAAGTTAGGGAAACTTACTTATCTTGATGAGTTTGGTGATCAACAGGAAAAATGGGTATCTGAGCATTATGTTCCTAATAAAGATCTTGGTGAAACTGTAAAGTGGCTTTGGGTTAATGAGGCCTATGAAGGAACTAAAATAGGTGGCTCTAGATATGTTAAAATGGGGCCAAGGAAATTTCAAATCAGATCTTTAAATAATAAATCTAAATGTGATCTTGGGTATATAGGCACTGATTGTGGAGTATCTATGATGTCTAGAATGGCTCCATTTCAATTTGCGTATAATATTTATATGCGTAGATTGGAATTATTAGTAGCTAGATTTGGCGGTCCTATTATAGAACTTGATACTTCTAAGATACCTGACGATTGGGATCTTGACAAGTGGATGTATTATCTTCATATACTTGGATATATGGTTGTAGATCCATTTAACGAAGGTAAGAAAGGACAAGCTCAAGGAAAGTTAGCCGGTAACTTTAATACTACTAATAAAGCCATATCTCCTGAAATAGGACAATTTATACAACAGAACATATCAATGCTTGCGTATATAGAGCAGCAATTGGGAACTATTGCTGGTATTACTAAGCAAAGAGAAGGGCAGGTAGACAATAGAGAAACTGTTGGTGGTGTAGAGAGAGCTATTACTCAATCATCGCATACTACTGAAAAATGGTTTACTATACACGAAGATACAAAACGTAGAGTACTGCAAGCTTGTGTTGATATAGCTAAACAGATATATAAAGGTAAGAACTTAAAAGCTGATTTTATATTAGATGATGCATCTAGAATGTTACTTGATATAAATGGAGATGCTATTTCAAATGCTGATTATGATGTGTTTGTGAATTCTTCATCTGAAGATGCTAAAATAAATCAAATACTTGAATCCCTTGCTCAATCATTTGTACAAAATGGTTCTGCAGCTTCTGTTCTTCTAAACGTTCTCAAGTCTGAAAGTATGGCTGAAAAAGCTCATTTGCTTGAAGAGGATGAAGAAGCCAGAGCTAAACAGGCAGAGCAAATGGAAAAGATGAAATTAGATATGGCTAAAGAGTTAGCTGCTAAAGAAGCTGAAGAAAAACAAAAAGACAGAGATCTTAAGAAGTATGAAATAGATATGAACTTAAGAATAGAGTTATTAAAATTAGGAAAGGAAGAAGATAGTTCTGGAATTGAAATGCAGGAAAGAGAACATGAAACGAAAAAAGACCTCCAAGATAGACAATTGGCGGAAACTATACGACATAATAAAGCTGTCGAAGCGGAGACAGAAAGAAACAACAGAAGTAAACCTAAAAAGACAGGAGAATGAAGTTAGATGATTTGGTTATTTTAATGGAGAATAAAACCTATATGTTGAATATGGGTGCTGGAAAATTAGCAAAACAATATAAAACAACAAAAGATAATATATACAAGGCTAAAGAATTAGTAAGAAGTAAGAATCAAAAGTTTCCTAAAATATTACTTCTCGATATTGAGACAACTCCTTTAGAGGCGTACATATGGCAGACTCAGGTATGGAAAGCACATGTATCAGATAGTCAAGTAATATCAAAATGGTTTATGCTTACTTGGGCTGCAAAATGGCTTGGGTCTAATGAAGTAATGAGTATGAGACTTACTGGAACAGAGGTTCTTGAAGAAAATGATAGAAGGATTGTATATGGACTTTGGGATGTGCTTGATCAGGCAGATATTGTTATAGCTCACA